CGGAGAAGAATTGAATAATGCCTGTGATGACATTGATAGCCCCTTGGATTGCCCCTTTGATAGCCTCCCAAGTACCAATAACCAACGCTTGAATAACTGGCCATAACGCCTGCATGATTCCCCAAATCACATTCATTACGGTAGAAATAACGGTAGAAATGATATTCCATACATTTTGCGCTGCCTGGAGGATCATTTGGCTGTTTTCTTGCCACCAAGTAACAAGCTGCCCCCAAATATCCATCACGAAATCAGATACAGCTTGAATTACGGTTGATATTGTTTCTTTAATTGTGTTCCAGACATTATGAACTAAATCTCTGAATCCTTCGTTTTCCTTATACAAAGTGGTGAATAATGCTATCAATCCGGCTATTACACCAATCACCGCTAAAACTGGAATCGAAATCGAACCTATAGCTCCTCCAACAATTCCAGCAGCTGCTTTTACTAGACCAAAACCTTGAACTAAGGTCATTGCAATAGATATAACTTTACTTAAGGCTAACAAAGCTGGTCCAATTGCTACGGCTATTCCTGCTAATGTCAAAATTAACTTTTTGGTATCGCCATCTAAGTTATTCCACCAATTAATAGCGTTTTTAATAGTTTCAACAATTGTTGCAAATACATTTCGCAACGTTTCGCCAGTATCTCTTGCCCATTCTTTAAGTCCTTCCGAGTTCCTCAAGTAGTCAAGAAATTCAGCCATTCCTTTTTTACCGTCTTCGAATAGACCTTCAAGCAATGCTTCGCCAATGATTCCGATGTTTGCTAGTACGTTATCTTTGAGACCACTCCACGTCTCAGCATAGGCAGCAGACATACCACCTGCGTATCCTTCCATAACTGCCAAAAAGTCATCAACGCTGACTTTCCCTTCCGAAACCATTTTCCGCATTTCTTCCGGAGCGACACCTAAGTGCTTGGCTAATGCTTGGGAAAATCCCGGTAAACGATATTCAATCATTTCAAGTTCCGTTCCCATTAATTTACCTGTACCTTGAATCCGGTTGAATATCTGTGCCATTTCACCCATTGGAGCGTTTGCTCCAGTAGCAGCATCTCCAACAAGTTTGATATAGCGTTCCAAGTCAGCGCCTTCTTTTACTCCCGCCGCAAGCGCTCCAGCTGCAACATTAGCCGCATCAGCCATCGTGTGCGTTGTCCCTTGTACAGCATTACGTGCGTTCTCCAGCACGATTTCAAGCTGTTTTCCTTCAATTCCCAAGCCCTTTAGTTTAGCTTGTGCATTATCCATTCCTGTCAAACGTTTAAATCCCAGCGCACTAACCACGCCAGCTACAGCGGTCGCTGCACCTAAAGCTGGTGTAGTGATGTATTTAGTCAATGTACTACCAGCTTTACTTAGGGAATCGGAAATTGCGGTCATAATATTCTTTCCTGCTGATTTCCCAGCGGATAGAGCTTCAGGACCTATTGCTTTTTGGATACTTCCACTGATTCCTTTTGCGGATGGCATAATTTGAACGTAGGCTTTTCCTAATTCAGTAGCCATCTACTCACCTCCTAGAAGCTTTCTAACTTTTTCAAATTCCTCGCCAGAATGAAATGCTTCGACATCATTTTCTTGTTTTGTCTTTGTAAGTAAATTCGTAAGCATTTGAGGGCGATTTCTGCCTTTCTGACCGTCTTTTGTCTGGAACCAAACAAGTGTACTCAATCTGTCAGCTATCGCCGCTAAAAGCATGATGTCAAACGGTACGGTTTGCCCACTTAGCTTCATTTTGATTCGTGAGTCATCTCTTAGACCTAAAGAAAAAACAGCCACCTTTGTTGGAGGTAGCTGTTTATAATCATATATTTGATATGTTTCCGCAAGGTCACAAACCAATGCGTCTTCATCTAAACTTATCATTTTGGCGAGGGCTAGGAGTTTTTTGCTTCTTTTTGATTCTCAAAGATTTCCATGATTTCTTGCGACATTTTTTCTGTCGAAACAATCCCGTTTTTATTACGGCAATGCTCTTTTAATTTTTCCGTTTGCTCTTTTCCAAGCAATAAATTAACCATTTTTGGAAATAGTAGCGGGTTTTCTTGTGCCTCAGCGATAATCTCTACTAATTCATAGTTATCAAGGTTTTCTCTTGGAAATTTATATTTAAATCCTGATTTCGTTTTTCCTTCAATCATTAACCTTCAACTCCTCCGCCACCTTGTGTTGGATTTTGAATATATTCATAGTGAGTGTTCTCTTCTTCATCTGGGAATGCTGATACAGTGACTTCATATCCGACTGCTTCGGAGTCACTGTAAACAGTTTCACCGATTTCGGAAATTTTTCCGGTCGGAATAACGACTCTTTTTAATACGCCACCCTTTAAAATCATGTCAATGACGAGTGTGCGTTCTTCAGGTTCTCTCGAATTTGCTTTCACTGTAATTCCTGTATCCAAATCCCCTGTTACATTTTCTTCACCGTAAACAAATTTAAGAACATCCACGTTTAATCCTTCGATAAGTGTAAAGGTAAACGTATCTGGCTTGGCAGTTTGAACGTTTAGAACAATGTCTCCGCCCCATGCCTGAATGTCCTCGCTTTCCGGACTGTTTTCGTTTGTTAACCCATCCTCTGAAATATATCCTAAACTTTTAAATGTGGCGTCTAAAGCACTTGTAGCGTCAGTTGGTAAAGTAGTGCCGACTGGTGCTACGTGTACCGCTCCACCTACTTTTGGTTTTGCCGCTGTTACATTAGCTGAATTTGACATACTTCATACCTCCTAATAATGATTAATGTCGAACACCGCTTGATAACGATATTCTTTTGTGGTTGTATCTGTAAAGTTATAATCACTGTTTAAACTCACGCCAGCTATTTCATCAAGAACAATCATATTTTCAATTGCTTCTTTGACTTGTTCGTTCAAAAATGCCGCTTGATATTTGCTTTCTGCATAACTTTGAAAAGCGATAGTGGATGATTTTAGATGATTTTCTTTGCTGCTTCCAATCTTATCGATTAGCACAAAACGTTTCGGTGCATTTGATGGTTTTTCTGTGTAAACAGGAACAGGTAAATTTTCGTTCAAATAGTTATAGACGATAATTTCAATCATTCTATTTCACCGACTTTAACAGCGTATTGTTTTTGTAATTGTCGGATTTCGCTTGTGTGGTTTCTGGCCAAACTCGAGCGTTTGCCCTGTTCCTACCAACATAAATATCCTGTTCGTACCCTGCACCACTTCGATTTTTGATTTTAGTAGCGTGTCTTTGTAAAATCTTTTGCATTTCTGATGATTTCATAAGTGCTGCTACACCTTTACGGTTTAGTTCAAACTTAAGATCACTCATATCTCTCCACCATCACTTTCTTGTTCCAATCAAGCGGAATAAGATGGTCAATCCCCTGTGTCACAAATCCAAACGTGCGCCATCTTTGATTAAAAAAAATCACCTCAGCATCTTCCCAATCATTCTCGTCTCCCTTTGGAATTGCTAAGGTGTAAACAGCTTTTTTCCCCGTGAGTTCTAAGGTGTGCACGATGTCTTCAGTCGAAACTGGACTAACAAGTACGTTATCGACTTCGATTTCCACGTCATCATAGATCGGATTGCCAAATGGATCTTTGCCAACTTCTTTTTTATTGATTAGAGTGACTGTAATTCCTTTAATCAGCGCCATAGAAATCAATCACCCCATAACGCTGTCGCCTTAGTCCAAGCGCTTTGAGTTCATCACGCTTAATGAAAATGCCGCCTCCAGGTGTCAAAAATGTACCTGAGACGGTATATCCTAATGCCGATTCGGAGTACTGTGTCATAGGTTCTTTGTCAGTTGATGTCATCAGCGTTCTAGCGACAACATCAACAGTCACTGACTTAACGACATCTTCATAAACTTCGCCTTTTTCTTCAATCATCTTGTCGATGTCTTTACCGACCCTGTCCGCTTCTTGCCGTAACCGATTTGAAACGACTTTAAGCAATTCTTCTGCTCTAATCTGTTCTTCCGGTTTTAACGGCCGCCACAGGCTGTTCAAATCTTCAACTGTTGCAAAAGGTGTCATATTCACACCGCCTTTTTATTCAAATGCTTTGGCGATCGTCTCAATAATCACTGATTTTGTAGCCTTTTCGTCCACTTCAATGTCGTGTTCTTTAGCAAATTCAATCAATTGAGCTTTTGTCATTTCTTCAAGATTGACTTCTTCTTCGACGTATTCTTCTGTTGTTTCTTCAACTGTTTTTTGTACGCCTTCTTTTTCGTCCTTTTCTACCTCTACCCAATTCTTTCCAAGGATTTTAAAGGGACTATCAATGATAGCCCCTGTTTTAGTGTTTTTGTATTTCAACTTACATCACTCCTTAACCTTCGACTCCTCCGCCTGCACCCGTTTCTGTGATAACCGCAAATGCATCTGGTTCAAGGATTCCCCATCCTAAAAACAATTCAGCACGGATGTAGACTTGGTTATATCCCTGCAAGTCATTTCCGCTGTTGTCTGGGTCACCGTACTCAATGACACGCAATGGGATTTGTTTTGAATATCCCCACTTGAACGCATTTTGGAAGTCTCCAACATAAGCCCTAGCGTCATTCGCAGCCATATCTGACACAGTGCGATTTACATCTACTGGCAAGCCATTAATATCAGATGGTGCGTTACCCCATGCTAATTCTGGGAACATTGGTAAGCCTCGTGCGTCCTTTTGTGCTGCTAATGCACTACGGAAAGCTGGAGAGATAGCCATTCCTGTAACATCTTCGTCAGAGCCGTGTACGAGTGCAATTGCTGATTCCACCGCTCCATTTGGGTCATCTAGTCCTGCACCTGCTTGTACTTCTTGAGTAACCACAGCATCAAGATTGTTGTTTCCAATGACCGCCGTTGGTGAACCAGTACGTGGGTTAACTCCGTGGAACGCCATCAAGTCAAGACCTCGAGCGACTTTACGAGCGAAACCATCGTTGAATGCTTTTAAAATTCCGATACGCTCCTCTTGGTCAACAATCATAAATTCGTCAGACACACGTGCGCCATATTCAACTTTAATCGGTGTAATAATGATTGGCTCTAAATCAATTCCACCATGTGACTTTTTACCACTCTCAGCTACAACATCAATTTCATTTTCCATTGTAAAGACAAATTCTTTTTGTCC